CTTGCCTCTCATGGAACTGAATATATTTTGCTAAAACAATATAATTACGATCTAGAATCAATAAAGGCAGTAGGAAAACTTAGTGTTTAATTTATGAGTGTACAAAAAAACAAAATTGTATGGAGCCATGCGTTATAATGGAATTAGCTGAAGAATGCGAATATTGCGGAACAAGTTTTGAAAATTGGGTACTTGGTAAAATTATGTTTCATTTAGAAAAACATATTGACAAAGGAGATTGTGTTCTTGCATAATGGTTAAGAAAAAACATACAATGCTAGATGAAAATGGAAAAGCGTTTACTTGGGATGATGCTAGTTTAGAACTTGTAAAGCAAACATGTGACTGTTACCCTGATTTTTTCCCTTCAGCTGAAAGTGTTCTGTTACCTGACATTCCACTTACTAGACTTGAATGGGAATATGCATGTAGACCTACAATAAAGGGTGAAGCTAATAGAATAAAATGGCTACCAATGATCTTAGAACCAACCTTAGATGAACACCCATTCAAAATGTATCTCTGGGGCCGACAGTGGGGAAAAACTGTTTCATTTGCTTCTGAATTAGCTTTTGCTGCAAGTACAAATGAATACTATGATCAAACATACATCAACTTTGAACAAGAAGCTTTGAAAACATTTTCAAATAATAAATTCCGAGCTGATGTTTTTAGTATCTATCCATTGTCAGAATACATTGAAGGTTATAGCAGGTTAGGGGCATTAAGCCAGGTTAAGCTAAAAACAAATTCAATTATAGACATGATTACTGCTTTACATGGTTGGAAGCACGCACAGGGAAAAACTAATAAAAGAATTGTAATTGATGAAGGAAATGATATTGATTGGACTGGTTGGTTTAACCTAAGAGAAACACAAGCCGATACAATGGGCGACACTTTGATTGGTGGAATTGGCGGTTATGTAGATACACAATATCACAGATTATGGTTAACAACTAATCAAATGAATTGGAAGTTTGAACATGGCGAACCATACAAGGGTTACGAAAACATGTCATGGAGAAGGGAATTAGAAAAAAATTGCTTTGATGAAAATGGTATTATCTATGGCCCAGAAATGTTAGATGCTTTATCTGGTAAGTATGTTCCTGCAGCACCTAAAAACTATGGCAGACATGGTTTCATGTTACCACAAATTTACAATCCTAGAATTCCATTAACAAGGGAAGATGCTATTAATATTTACAAAGTACCAGAAGATTTTTCAATTGAAGCTAAAGAAGAAGATCCAGAAACAACACATAATGATTTTCTAAGAAACGTAATGGCTGAATTTGTTGAAGGTGAACTTAAGCCAATTACAACAAAAATGTTACTTGCATTGTTTGACAAAACAGTTGGATTAACAAGAGCTGAAGATGTTGACCACAAAGCAGGCCGTGTTTATGCCGGTATAGATTGGGGAGGTGGCACCAAGACAATTATTTGGTTATGGCAATGCATAGATGACAAAGCACCAATTTTCAAAGTTTTGTGGGTTGAAAAAGTTGAAACAAATGACATTTCAAAACAAATTGAGATCTGTAAAAATTTGTTAGATGCCTATGAAGTATCTAAAATTGTAGTTGATGCAGGGGGAGGCATTGCACAGACACAAGCCTTACAAGGTTATTATGGTAGAAGGTGCATTAGAAATTCTTATAATGTTAGACCAGAAAAACCAACACCAACCAGGGAAGAACAACTAAAACAAAACAGGGAAATGCGTTATGTAATTGATAGAACCTTCTCAATTGATAGAATTATAGATCTGATGAAAAAACCATACAAAGAACCTGGCTTTACTTCAAACAGAATGATCTTACCAGGGAAAGATTATGAAAATATTAAATGGATAATTGCTCAATTTGTAGCAGTACAAGGTGAAAAAGCTAATCTAAAATCAACGGGCCAAACTTACATTAAATACACACACAAAGACACAGAACCAGATGATGCTTTACACGCTTGTAATTATGCATTCATAGCTTGGACACTTGGTAGAACTAGGGGCAAGGTAGAATTTACAACACTACAACCAAAAGATCCATACGGTGACGGTTACACACAAGAAGCTATGTAATGTATTTTAATTACTTACTTAGTAAATAATTATGGTCAAATCTAAAAAAGAAAAAGAAAAAGAATGTGACTGTGACAAGCATCCAGAAAAGAGAATGCGACAATACGATTAAGAATTCTAAGCTTTTGTATGAACAAACCAAAAAGATCGACAAATTTTTGAGCTATTTGATTAGGAATGACATAAATTCTAGACACAGAAAGCATTAAACGCGAGCTAGTTTAGTAATTGTAGGTTGAAACTTGAACTTGAAGCTAGTATTGTAGAACACATTAGAGACAATCCAGAAGATAAAGACGGTGCTGTTGCAAAGTTATTCAAAGTTAGCAGGTCTGCAGTTTGGAGAATTAGATCAAGGTTTAGGGCCAAAACAATACTAGATACAACTTTACTAAATGAAGATGAAAAGGCTCTTTATCAAGAATTTAAAGCAGAGAAGAAAAAACCAAAATCTAAAAAACGCAAGTGGTTTACAAGGATAATTCCATTACGTAGAACTGCAGTTGACAAACCTCTAAATGATTTTGATGACGAAACCTTAATGGAAGCAACACAACACCACAACAATTTTCTAAACACATACACACCACAGTATAACGTTCAACCAATTGATGTTAATTTTACTGCAAAAAAGAAAATTATTTCAACCCAACCATTCACAGCTAAAAAACGCCCTGGCGGTGGAGTGTTGTTTCCAAAGTTTTTCATCAACCCATTACAAGCACTAGACTATATTGTACTTCAAGATATTTACATGCATACAATTTGTGGGTCAATTATTGACGTACTTGTTGCCTTTACAATGGGGCGAGGTATTAGGCCCATACTAAAATTAAATTCTGAAGATGAAGTTAAAATCAAAAAAGCAGGCAAGACAAAACCAAATGATAAAGGTGCATTACCTAAAGAAAAAGACGAAACAAAAGAAGAAGCAATTGCAAGGGTGCTTGATGAAAATAAAAAATTACTAGATCCTATAATAGCAGCTGACGATATGTTTGCTGACACTATGGGTAATGACCCAATGTTAGATGAAGATTTTAACAGCAAGATAGAAGCTCTAGTTAGAAACCATTGGGTTTATGGTCGTGACGTTATGACCTATGAATATTTTGATGACAGAGTTTTTGAATTTGATGGTGTAAAATACCCTGACGTACCAAATGTAATTAAAATTTTACACCCAAGAGACATAGGTTTTGTGCAAATTGACCAACCAACATTGAAAATGGTTGGTGTGCAACTTATGTTTGGAACAGGAATAATTGAAGCTCCTGATATGTTATACTTGGAACACATGTCAAATTCAGCAATCTACAACGGTAAATTTTATGGTTATTCCAAAATGCAAAGAATGATTGGACACGGAAGATCACTTAGAAAATTAATTGATAGAGATTTTCCAAATGTTGCTTCTATTGGTTATGCAGGTTTTTCAGTAATTGCATTCAAAGAAGACACAAAAGGATCAGAACAAGAAGAAAAACAAAACACAGTGTTTGTAAATAGTATGACCGTTGGTATACCAAATGCGACAACACTGGAAGATCCAGAACACGACATGCACGTACATGATATTAACACTGATGCAAAGATCCAAGAAATGATTGAAATGGCCCATTACCACGCTGAAGCTGCTGCAAAATCTGCAGAAGTACCAACAACATTAGTTTCAAAAGAAAAAGATCCTAACCGTGATACATTACTTGGAATTCTAAGATTATTTTTAGAAAATGTAATCAAAAGACACAGAATTAAGATTGGTAAACAAATAACTGCTCAATGGTACATGAAAAACTTTAGAATCATCTACAAAAAGAAACCAGAAATTTTAGAACAATTTCACGTTGAAGCAGAATTTGATGATTTCAAACTAGAATCCTGGGCTGACCTAGTTAAAAGTGTGATAGAACTATCAAAACTCAAACCACTAAAGGCCGAGGCACTTGGTGAATTGTTAGGAATTCAGAACTTTGAAAACATGATAGATCCTGAAGGTGTTGCATTAGTGGAAGAATCATTAACTGATAATGAGGGTAACAAACTAACTTTCTCTAAAGGCGATAAACCAAAAACTAAAGCTTCTGTTCCTAGTAAGTGACAAAGTTAACCAGTTAATTTATAACATAACACTACTTTAAAAAAATATGAGTGAAGAAGAAAAACCTGATAATTCAAAAATTCTCAAACAAGTAGAAAAATTTTTGAATTCATCAAACGCAACAGATCCACAAAAAAAACAAGCTTTAGAAGAACTTAGCAAACTATCAAAAGACGAAATTCAAAAATACTTGGATAAAAAGAAAGAAGATCTGGCAGAAGCAGAAGCTAAAGACAAATTATTTAGAAAAGAATTTGTCGATAAAGTTAAAGCTGAAACTCAATTCAATGACAATCAAAAAGAAAATCTGTTAAACGGAATTGAAAAGCTAGCAGTAGGTGACACAGAAGGTTTTACAGAATTGATAAAAAAGTATTCAACGTATATGGAAGAATCTGAAAACAAAGCAAAACGACCAACAGAACACGATCCTAGTGATACCAAATCACCAAAGAAAAAAGGACTTTGTTTTGCAGGCAGAGTAGTTGATGAAAGACCAACTGAAAAACCAAAAAGCTGTTATAGTGACTCTAGAACCGCTAAAGCTAAAAAAGCTGAAGCAGAAGCAAAGAAAACTTCTAAAAGTAAGTAACACATGTATTTAATTAAATGACTTCATGTAACTTACAACAACCTATTTTCATAGCTGCTACAGAATTTACTTTTAAAGATACCAAAGATGGTTTTTTAACTGAAGCTTTTCTAATTTCAGATCGATTAAATGCTAATAACTGGATGGTAACAGCCGAAGCAAATAGACTTGACGGGCAAGATTTTGTTGGAAAACCTGACATTGTTTTTCTAAATGACAAGGGGGAAAGGGATCACACAACCGGTGACACGTTGCAAAAATCACTTGATGCACAAGAACCATTTAGAAAAGGTACAATGTTAACCGTAAAAGGTACTGACACAGGCAGGAAATTAACAACAGTTTCTAAAATTACTGACAAAGATACCCAACGCAGAATTAAATCCCGTGAAATTAGATTTGTTTCACCTGCAATTTTTCCAAGATCTTTAGAAGATGTTGAAGTTGTACAAACCGGCCCAAACACTCACATTCACATAGTTCACAGGTACCATGCTTTACACAGAGCGTATGTTGATGAGCCTGCATACAATACAATTGAAGCAACAATTGGAGCAACTTGTGAAGGAAATGTAAAAGACTGTTTAGTAAAATTACAACAAAAACAAGCAGGTATTGGTGACGATGAAATTGGGCCACTAAGAACTATACCAATTGTTGTCAAAAAGTGTAGTGAGACTGGAAATTTAATTATTGAAATGGAAGCTTCTGAACTAACAGAAGAAGTTTCTAAATGTCTATCTCAAAAATTGAAGCCAGGAGAAGATCCAACCGATCAAGACTTAGCTATTTGTTTTAGTGAAGCAAGAGAGAAGCTTAAGAAAACTAAAGCTGTAACTGCAGCTTTACAGAGTAAAAAGCTTCAAATACTAGCTAAACAAACCACTGGTAAGATGGGTAACGAAGACGTAACTAAAGATAGACTAAAAGAGTTAGAATCACAATTACATGACATGGAAGATGACATCAAAAAAGCTTTAAAGGGTCAAACTGAAACCGAAGAAGAAAAAGATAAAGCTAAAAAAGCACAGGAAAAAGAAGACGAAGATAAACAATCTAAAGCAAAAGCTAAAGCTAAAAGAAGTCAAGAAGAAGAAATGACCGAAGATGAAAAGAAAGATGCTAAAGCTGCCCAAGAAAAAGAAAAAGAAAAAGAAGCCCAGGAAAAAGAAGAAGAATTAACTTCAAAGATTGCTTCTGTATTAGCTGAAAAAATTCCACTTGTTGAAACTTATGTTGCTGCTAAAGTTGCACAGAAAGGTTTAGATCAAAAAGCAGCTAAAGAACTTAGAGAGAAAATGTTGAAAGCTTCTGTACAAGAAATACAAGAAAAGCTAGATGACATTGGGTCTTATGTAGCAATACAAAAATCACAAAACCAAAATCAATCTGAAATTGGTTATTATCCACAAGATGTTAGTTATACTGCTTCAACTACAGACTTAGAAAATAAACTAACTGAAGAACTTTTAGAGGAGCTTGAGGCTTAATGGGAAGCGGTGGCCCTGGTAACATTACACACATTGACAATCTGTATGTTAAGACAGTTGCATGTAAAACAAACATTAACATTCTTTTAGGTGAATATGTTATTTTTGATACTGACGGTTACAGACCTGTAGTTGTTGGTGACTTTTCTGCAGATGATAGATTTTTGGATATTAACAGTGAAACAGCTGGCGGTGTTGATGGAGTTTTCCAGGCTGTTGAAGATGCTAACAACCTTACAACTACTCCAGTCGTTGACAGAAAAACAGAAGTTAGTGTTGCTACAACCGGCACCGATTGGGTTACAAAAATTGCAGCAAGTGTCAGACCTAGCAGACGTGTAGGAATTTCAAGACTTGATGCAAGAACACCAATTATTGCAACTGCAGCAGTAGCAAATTCATTAGCTCCAACATTAGATGAATCATTAGGTGTTTACAAACATAAAGAATTTGCAAGATTAGCAGCTATTTCAGTATTAAATGACGATGCAATTATTGCAACAGGGCAGGTAAATTAGTATGAAAGGAATGAAACACGGAGACAAATTAGTTTACTCACCACGTACCGGTTCAATTTACTTTGGCAGAGGTGGTATAGCTGAAAATAATTTTGACAACCCCTGGGAGTTTATAGGTATTAAGAAAATGGCTACAATGAAAGCCACACCAATAGAATTCAAAGGTGTAATTGATTCAGCACTTGCAGGCAATGGTAGAACCATGATTAAACACACAGATTTCAAATTAGATTATTTAGGATCTTCAAAACAAGAACTAGTTCAAACAGTAGCTAGAAAAACATTGATCGCAAAAATCCAAGAGAACGGTTACAACGCAGCCGGCCTTATGGCAGCACAACAATTAGAACAAATGGATGCAGCTATTGGCGGTATTGGACAAGATGAAGTTTCACCAATCAGAGTTATTCCACTTATACGAAAAATACTTGGTATGCGACCAAACATTTTCTTTGTAGAACAAGGTTTCTCAACTGTTAACGTTGAAAAGCTAGATGCAAGAATACCAGAGCAAGACACCAGAACAGGCCAGGTACAAATGAATCCACTTGACAAAATAGACTTTGATAAACTAAAGTTTGCTGAAGACAGATTCCAACTAAAGAAAAACGCACATGCTACCTTACTACCAAGTGAAACAAGCAAGCGAGCAGACTTTAACGTAATGCAGTTGAATAGTGCCGATGCCATGATTTCATTTGCAAGAATGAGAAACGGACAAGGACTAAGAGAACTATCTAACGCAGACGGAACACTTGTAGACAAAGATGCACCAAATGCAACATTTTCAATCAGTGACCCAGAGGCAACAGCTTCTTCAGCAATTCCACACGGTGCATTCAATGTTAAGAAAGAATTGTTAGAACAATTCCAAGACTTCTTGAATGATAATGAAGCACAGGTGACAACTACTTGGTGGAACCCAATAGATTACGCTAGATACGAATCAAACTATGATGTACACGGTATTGATAGAGGTGTTAACGCTATAGTTTCTGGAATTGTTACACTTGCAGGAATACCTGATGTAATGGCAATTCTTGACAGAGCAGTACCAAGAGGAATGTTTTATGCCGGAGATTCACAAGCAGCATTAAAAGGTGAAGGCCCATTTGAAACAGAGTTTTGGAGAGAATACACCCGTGATGCAGATGCATTTGTGATGCGAGATTACATTCAATTCCTTATACCAAATCCTAAGAGATACGTTAGAAAGATCCAAATTGACGGTGTATTAGGCCAGGAATTCGACCCTGCAATACAGGACGAAATCATAACCGAAGCACAGTTAGACACCTATGTTAGAGGCTCACAAAACCTCTTGAACAAACCTGCTACATAGTAGCAATTTTACTTCTTTTGCTAATGGCTAAAAAATCACCTTTAGAACAAAGAGACATGAAATCTGATTTTGAAGTTCATACGTTCCAAACTTTACAACGTAGCCCAGAAAGAGATATTAGCTTAATTCTTAAACCACAACGGGCAAGGCAACACCCAGGGGAAGACAGGGTTATAGAATGAGTAGTTTACTAAACAACAACGAATTACAATTTATTACATTAGACTTAGTTAAATCACATTTTCAAATTACAGACAAACAAGACGATGACACGTTGTTATCAATTGTTCAAGCTGGTAACTTGGAAGTAAAAAAACAAATTATCGCAGTAGTTGACGACTTGAACACAATTGAAGGATCTATATTTTTTCAACCGGCCCAAACTGCAGCTTTAACTTTTGTAGAATCAGAAATTAGGCGACAAATTAACCAACTATACACAGAAGCAGAAACAATCATGGCTCAATTCAAAGAAAAAATGCTAACCTTAATTGGTGAAATAAGATCGCAAGCACCTACAAGAACAAGAAGGAACATTTCTAAACGTGATGAAGACTTTGAAGACGACTTTTTTGCAGAAAGGAGATTTGTGTGATGGTTTTTTCTTTACAAGTCATTTTAAATATTAGGTCTGACGGTGTTTAGTATGGTAACAATTGAATGTTTTGAGATTGTGAAAGGTGAAGAAATTAAACGTTTACTCAGATCTGAAAATAAATTCACTAAAGAAAGATTTGAAAAAGGTAAATACCCTAATTTTGTTGGGCCAAAAGGTTCTAAATGGAAGTATAAAAAATATGATGAAAAAAATCTAAAAGCAATTATTGAAAGGGTTGAATCTAATGGTGTTGCAGGAGTTAATGTTCCACCAGTGTAATTAGTGTCATTTAATTCTGTACCTGTAACGCCAATAGTACCAGGTGCTTGTGTGTAAGAAGCTAATGCAGCTTGAGCAACAACACTTCCAATTCCAGTTCCATAAGAGTTTACAGCATCAGTAAACCATTCAATATTATCAATCAAGTTATCCGGTGCGGTTGTTGCGTTTAGTTGTGTGTTAACCCAGAAAGAATAGTTTGTACCAGCTCCAGGAATTTCAATAGGGTTAGCTGTGTCACCTGTAGAATGAGCGTCCTCAGCATTTGCCCTGGTGTTAATTGAAGTTATGTCTGTTCTAGCTGGGCCCGCACCAGTTAGTCTTTCAATAATTACTACAGCTACCATTAAGATTCAACCCTTTCAATAAT